GAAGGTCCTGAAAGAATGGAACCGGGAATCGAAAGACAAGTTAATCAAAAACAAACCCCATATGCTGAGCATCCTGCATTACCACAAGATGGTGATAGAGATTTTGTTGAGATGATATCTTCACAAAGATTTAAGGACTCTGTTGATAAAGTAAGAAGATTTTTAGGTGATACTACGCCAATCCAAGGAAATAACCCTATGATGGGGTTAATGAGTTCTGTAATGAACAGTTTACAACAAATTAAAAGAGTTGAGATTCAAAATAAAGAATATCTTGAAAATTTGGCGGTTAATTTAGTTAAAAAAGAATTAGGTATTCCTGAAGGACAATTACAATTTGATGTTGAATTAGTTAATGGTCCAATGGGTGCGTCTGAAGGGATGCAAACACAACCTGAACAACCGGATGAAGAAGATGTGGAAGAGGCGTTTAAAGAAAGTGAAGAACACCAAGAAGAAATGGAAGACTTTATGGATTCTATGGAAAAATTCAATTTAGAGAAAGCTAAAAGAAGAATGATTAATTCATTAGTTCAAGGAGCGGCATTTAAAGGTGGTCATATGTATACGTTAGTTAGTGATGAAATAAATAGATTAAGTCCAAACTTATTAAATTTATATGGTGTAACACAATCACTAATGGAACACTTATATTGGTTATACCCTGATATGGAAGGTATGGCTGGTTCAGGTGGCGGTCAAATGGGGCAATCAGAATCTGACCCTGAAACTGACCCACCAACAATTAAAGCGAAAGCGTTTACATTTCCATTATTAGTTCACGAGATAGTTAAAGGTATTTATTCATTATATGGTGACCAAGGATTACCAAACGACCCTGTTCAAAGAAGTATGGTTGTTGGTGCTGAAGATACATTACCTGCAGAAATATGGGACTCAAGATTGGGACCAATATTTTGGGAAAAATTTAGAGAATCTTGGCCTGACAAATTATATGAAGATGACCAAAGACACCTTCAACAATATTTATTTATGAAATTGTCTCAATTAGAGGCGAAAGATTTTATGGTATTAGCAAAAGCTATTATAGCCGATAAACCAGAAGCAAAAGAGGTAATAAATAGAATGGTCAACGAAATCGTTGAAATCCTTAAAAAACACGAATACGAAACAAAAATGTCTGATGACGAAGATGATGAGGATGATAGTGAAAATTATGGAGATTACGGATTTGATGACTTAGATGACTTAGACGATATTGATTTATCTTCGTTAGGATTCTAAAAATTACCGACAACATTATGTATGTCGAACTTAACAAGAGAACAAGTACTTATTGAGTACGTAAAATGTAATAGAGATGTTGAATACGCACTTAAAACGTATTTAGAAACATATGATAACACGGTTAAAAAATATGTTCCATTAGAACTTTTCCCTGACCAATTATCATTACTCAAAGATTACGAAGAATACAATGAGAATATAGCATTAAAGTACAGACAGGCCGGGGTATCAACAGTTACCGCGGCTTGGATGTCTCGTAAACTTGTATTTGCAAGAAAAGAAGCCCCTGAAAAAATATTGATTATTGCCAACAAGTTGGATACATCATTGGAGATGGCAAACAAAATTAAAGCGTTTGTTGCACAATGGCCATCTTGGACAGGTATAGATTTTGATAAGGCAAAAAATTCCCAAAAACATTATAAGTTAACAAATGGGTGTGAGGTTAAAGCCGTTGCAACATCTAAGGATGCCTTGCGTGGATTTACACCTACCATACTTGTATTTGACGAGGCCGCGTTTATCGAGGCCGATAGTGATTTTTGGTCAGCCTGTATGGCGTCCCTATCTACAGGGGGTAAGGTAATCGTGGTTTCAACTCCTAACGGATACGACCCGATTTACTATGAGATATACGACCAAGCATTACGTAGTATGAATGATTTCAAAATTACGGAAATGTTTTGGTATCGTGACCCACGTTATACCAAAGATTTATTTTTAGTTAAAACTAATGATATTATTCATTATCTTTTAAATAAAGAAGATTATAAACCTGAAGAATTTATTGATTGGTCAAAAATTCCATATAGAGATAGAAACTATACGGAATTACGAGTTCTTATGGATGCCGGATACAAACCTTGTTCATCTTGGTTTGAGGCAATGGTAAAGAAATTAAAATACGATAAACGTAAAGTATCTCAGGAGTTAGAATGTAACTTCTTAGGTTCCGGAGATAACGTATTTGATTCTCTTATGATGCAAGATGTTCGTGAAAATCAAATTAAAGAACCTGTTCAGAAACTAATGGGTAATGCTCTTTGGATTTGGAAAGAACCGGTTATCGGTCATAAGTATATTATGGGGGTCGACGTTTCTCGTGGAGATTCTGAAGATTTTAGTTCATTTCAAATCATAGATTTTGACGAACAAGAACAAGTTGCAGAATTTGTTGGAAAATTACCACCTGATACTATGGCGGAAATTTGTCATAAATGGGCAACAATATATTCCTGTTTTATTGTAATTGATATCACCGGTGGTATGGGTGTTGCGACATCTAGAAAATTACAAGAGATGAACTATCGTGATTTATATGTTGATGGTGTTGACGTTTCAAACAAATGGAAATACGACCCATCAGCAGCAGATAAAATCCCGGGATTAAACTTTAATAATAAAAGGGTTCAAATTATTGCTTCATTTGAAGAGGCGATGAGACATAAATTTAGAATTTATAGTTCTCGTTTACAAAATGAGATGAATACCTTTGTATATATCAACGGTCGACCTGACCACCAAAAAGGACATCACGATGACTTAATTATGTCGATTGCGATGGCCACTTACGTTGCGGAATCTTCATTTAGTAAATTAACGAAGGTTACCGAACATACAAAAGCGATGTTAGATTCTTGGTCTGTTAATAATAATGAGACTATTAAAGAAAGTATTAATTTTGACCCTGTGGTACCTATGTATCAAAATAGAATCAATCAATTTGGAGGTCAACAAGTCAGTAAAGACGATTATGCAAAATATGGCTGGTTATTTGGAGTTAGGTAATATTTATCAAATAAAGAATAATGGGTTTAACGAATCGAAAGAAGTCAGGTAAGATATTTGACGGGTCATTACTTAATGTCCCGGGTCAAGGAATATTGACTAAAAAGATTGAATCTTCATTTACTAAAAATTTACCTCTTCAAACTCAGATTAGTGGAGGTATGCCACCATCACCAACACCATCCATTACTCCAAGTAATACTCCAGGAATTATACCAGCACCACCTTGTGATTTCACAGGTATGGATGTTAGTACACCAACTCCTACACCAACACCTACAAATACACCAACTCCGTCTATTACACCAACAAATACAAATACACCTACAAATACTCAAACACCTACAAATACTCCAACAAATACTGCGACACAAACTCCAACCCAAACTCAGACTCAAACACCTACAAATACACAAACTCCAACTCAAACCCAAACTCAGACTCAAACACCTACTCAAACACCTACCCAAACTCAGACGCCGACACCAACAAATACACCGACAAACACGGTGACACCGACAATGACTAGTACTCCAACACCAACATTTGATGCTTGTGGAATTATTTTGAATAGTGTGATTAATACATCAGGAACAATTTGGGAATATACTTTTACTAATTTATTGTCAAATTGTATTGAAGCCTTTTTAGAATACTCAATTGATAATGTCACTTGGGTACCATTAGTTTCACAATGTACTTCTCCAGAACCATTTGATATTGGATTTGTACCAACAGGTTTAATTTATTTTAGAATAAATCAAGAATGCCGTGTAGGTGGTCCAAAAATATCAAATGTGATTGTTGTTGCACCTCCGTGTGATGTTGTTGGAACTTTACAACCTTTTTATAATGAATTTACCGAATGTTGTGGTGGACAAAAATATTATATATCTAGTATGTACTCATTTGGTCTAACACCTGGAAATGTGGTGTATTTTACAGGTCAATCAGGAATACCTGGTGGTGAATCTTGTGCAATATTTAACGGAGAACAATTAACACCATATGGTGGAGATATACCATTTGATGGGTCAATTGGAACAGGGTATTCAAATTGTGGTCAATGTTTAACTGACCATCCGTATTGTTAAAATAATTAAATAAAAAAATATGTTATATAATTTTGAAATATCGTCAAGTAATTATAACGGTAATATTGCCGATATAACTTTATACCCTACAACAGGTGGAACAATTAATGTTGGTACACAAACACTTCCGTTTAATTATATAACAGATTATTATTATGGGGATTATGTACTTGATTTTCCATTCTTTTTTACCGCTTGTACATTAAGTTATCAAGCACCATTTAGAACAACTTGGGATACCACAATACAGACCGATTATACAACAAGTGATACAACTCTTAAATTACCATTAATATCTGGAGGAACATATGACTTTGTTGTTGATTGGGGTGATGGTAATCTAGATACTATAACATCTTGGAATCAATCAGAAACTTTACACATATATGGCTCATCAGGAGTTTATGATGTTATTATTACAGGAACAATTATAGGTTGGGGAACATTTGGTGTTGACCCTGATAATCCTGTTTCGGGCTCGTTTGATGGGGGTAAATTAATTTCTGTTTTAGAATTTGGTTGTTTAAAATTAACCAACGATGGTAACGCATTTAAATATTGTGATAGTTTAGACTTAAGTAATGTTGTTGATGTTATTAATTTTGATGGAATTACAAATATGTCTCAATGGTTTACCCAATGTTATAATTTAACCACAATTAATAATGTTGATTCTTGGAGAGTATCAGGAGTTACTAATATGGGTAATGTATTTAGTTATTCAAATTTTAACCAAGATATCTATAATTGGGACGTATCAAATGTTACAACTATGACAGGTATGTTTGCGGGTTCGAATTTTGATTATGATATTAGTATTTGGAACGTATCAGGTGTTACTGATATGAGTTATATGTTTGCCGGCACACCATTTAATTATGACATATCTAATTGGGATGTATCAAATGTTACCGATATGACAGGTATGTTTGCTACAACACAATATTTTGACCAACCTATCGGTGTTTGGAGTGTATCAGGAGTGACCTCTATGTCACATATGTTTGACCATTCAAATTTTAATCAATCATTATCCGGATGGAATGTTTCAAATGTAACAGATATGTCATTTATGTTTAATTATGGAATATTTAATCAAAATATTAATAGTTGGAATGTAAGTGGTGTTACAAATATGTCTTATATGTTTAAAAATACACCATTTAATCAACCATTGTCCGGATGGAACGTTTCAAATGTTACGGATATGAGTGTAATGTTTATGGGTTCATCGTTTAATCAACCAATTAGTAATTGGGAAAGAATTTCTCCGGATGTATCAACATTAAGTAACGTAACAAGTATGTTTTATATGTTTCCATATTCTAGTTTTAATCAAAACATTAATAATTGGAATGTGAGTGGTGTTACAGATATGAATGCAATGTTTGCGGTTACAAATTTTAACCAACCATTATCAGGATGGAATGTTTCAAATGTTCAGACAATGCAGGATATGTTTAGTACGACATATAATTTTAATCAACCTATTGGAAATTGGAATGTATCAAGTGTGACAAATATGAATTCTATGTTTTATTTATCACAATTTGACCAAGATATTAGTTCTTGGGATGTCTCAAATGTTACAAATATGGTTGCAATGTTTTATCAATCAGTTTTTAATCAAGACATTAGTTCTTGGAATGTTTCCGGTGTGACTAGTATGGCCTCAATGTTTTTCCGTTCATCGTATAATCAACAATTATTAGGGTGGAATGTTTCTAATGTAAAAAATATGTCTAGAATGTTCTCTGAGTGTAATTTTAATCAACCTATTGGAAATTGGAATGTATCCGGGGTTACTAATATGGTATATATGTTCAAACTTAACTCATCATTTAATAAAGACATTAGTTTATGGAACGTTAGAAAAGTTACTAATATGTTAGGAATGTTTGATTCCGCAAACCACTTTAATCAAGATTTAAGTGGTTGGTGTGTAACACTTATACCAACATTACCAGCTAATTTTGATTATGGTGCAACCTCTTGGGTGTTACCAAGACCGGTGTGGGGTACTTGTCCTCCGTAATATGTAAATATAGAATAAAGTAAACTATTTATATAAGTAAAAATATATTTAAATTTAGAATATGGAAAATAATCAAAATAACGATTTAACGGTTTGGCAGAGACTCTCACAGGCATTTGGCCCAAATTCGTTATTAAATCAAGACTACCCAACATATAAGTTAGACAAGAAGGAATTATTAAAAACTACTTCTCAAGCAGAATACGAAAGAGAAAAATTACAAGCACAACAAACTTTCTATTTAGCAAATCAATGGACAAAGATTGAAAGTAATCTTTACACCCAAGCCGTATATTATGAACCAACTCGTTTGGCTTCATTCTATGATTATGAGTCAATGGAATATACTCCTGAGATATCTGCAGCGTTAGACATCTATGCAGAAGAATCTACAACTGTAGATGAGAATGGATATGTTTTACAAATTTATTCTGAATCAAAAAGAATTAAATCTATTCTAGCCGACTTATTCAATAACGTATTAGATATTGACACCAACTTAACAATGTGGACAAGAAACACTTGTAAGTATGGTGATAACTTTGTTTACTTAAAGTTAGATTCAGATAAAGGTATTGTTGGTTGTATGCAATTACCAAACATTGAGATAGAACGTTTGGAAAGAGGTATGGCGGCAAAATCCGCAAATGTTGAAGAACCTGCAGAAAACAAAGGATTACGATTCCATTGGAAAGCAAAAAATATGGAGTTTAACTCTTGGGAGATAGCTCATTTCCGTTTATTAGGTGATGACAGAAAACTTCCTTATGGTACTTCTATGTTAGAAAAAGCAAGACGTATTTGGAAACAATTATTGTTATCTGAAGATGCAATGTTAATCTACAGAACGGCAAGAGCCCCTGAAAGACGTGTATTCAAAGTATTTGTTGGAAATATGGATGACAAAGATGTTGAAGCTTACGTACAACGTGTTGCAAACAAATTTAAAAGAGAACAAGTTGTTGACTCTAAAACCGGGAACGTGGATATGAGATTCAACCAAATGGCTGTTGACCAAGATTATTTCATCCCTGTTCGTGACGCAGCACAAGCATCTCCAATAGAAACATTGGCGGGAGCGACAAACTTATCAGAGATTGCTGATATTGAATATATCCAAAAGAAATTATTAACGGCACTTAGAGTACCAAAAGCTTTCTTAGGTTTTGAGGATGCTGTTGGGGGAGGAAAAGATTTATCTTTAATGGATATTCGTTTTGCAAGAACAATTAATAAGATTCAAAAATCTATGGTTGCTGAATTAAATAAAATTGCAATCATACATTTATTTTTATTAGGATTTGAAGATGAATTATCGAACTTTTCATTATCATTAACTAATCCATCTTCACAAGCAGACTTATTAAAAGTTGACCTTTGGAAAGAAAAGATTGCATTATATCAACAAGCGGTAGCTGCAATCGCAGGTATTGCACCGGTATCCGTATCTTGGGCTAAGAAACATATCTTAGGATTCTCTGATGAGGAAATCAAACTTGATTTACAACAACAAAGAATTGAGATGGCTGTAGGTGCTGAATTAACAAACACGGCAACAATTATAACACATAGTGGTATCTTTGATAATATAGATAAGTTATACGGAAATAAAGTATCCGGAGCAACCGCAGGTGGTGCAGCACCATCATCACCGCCACCACCAGGAGGTGGAGGAGGATTCGGCGGTGGAGGCGGATTAGAAGATTTAGGTGGACCTGAA